TTTTATATTTTTTAAAATCCATCAAAATATTTCCTTGTGTTATAAATGGCATCTGTAATTGCTTCTTTATATAAATCTCTTTTCTTTAATAATTCTTGATTATGTAAAATTGTACTCTCACTTGCACTTATTAAATCTACTTTTTTTTGAGTAGGAGTCATTATCCATTTTTTCAAAACGTTATGCGTGGCAATGAATCTCTCTTTGTCGTCCTCTATATCATTATACGAGCTATCTATACCACACCAATCTGTCCTAAACCCAATATCTCTTAAAGCACTCAATGTACCTTTTGAAGCCAGGAGAATCATAGGATGCCCTATCCGCAATGGCTTAAATATTTTCTCGGTAATAAACACACTTGATCCAAAAAATATTGTTTCAGTAATAAAACTCATTAGAGAATTAGCGTATATTTCAGTATTGTATTGATTAGCAGCATTTATTTTTTCCCAATCGCCGTCAACGTGTCTTGGATAATGTTGTTTCATTACATCTGTATAATCGTTACACTCCAAAAATTGTTGTGGAAATAGATCATTAAAATTTAATTCATTACAACTTACAAGTCCATTTGCTAGGCAATTGTTTTTTGCTAACCAGTACAAATGCATTGCTCTCTGTGGCCTGTGCGTTCTATTAAGACTATTAAACTCTAGGCTATTTTGATTCTCAATAGACTTCTTTATTATGGGTATATCAGGCAAACTTTCATCATCAAATATTCTACTAAAATGATTAGAATATTGAAATTCCATTAGATTATCTTTTTTCCAACTTTCGTGCTGAAAAACTACATTATAATCTCCGTGCAATATTAAAACTGACTTTTCAGGTAGACCTAGTTTCCTTATGCATTTTTCTGTGCTACTAAAGCAATCCCAATTTTCAGTAAGCATAGGACTACCTTCTCTATCTGCTGCAATCACTATTCTTAATTTACGCTGTCTAACTAATTCTAAAATATTATTAGGTACTTCTTCTAATATATGTGTGGTCGGAGCACCGATATCTGTAAGCACACCAGACCACCAGTGACTGTCACCTCTTACATCAATCCAATATATTCCAGAAGTATCAATATTATCAATATGTTCATATTGTATACTCATTTCAGCCAATGTTTTTTTAATTGGGGATCCGGGGGCTACTAGCCAAAAATCTACATCGCCGTTTTTAGAAAGTTTTTCTAAATTGCTAGTACCTTTATTTAAATCGTCAAAATAGAATATCATATTTTTTCACAACTCGTATAAAATTGTTCTAACTCAGGAAATGTTTTTAAGAAATCAGTTCCTCTACGCTTATCGTGTTCGTCTACAAACATTTTAAACTGAGTTTGTAATTTGTCTTTTCCTATTTTTTTGTTAAACAATGGTAGTAATCTTTCTAATTGATTTATTTCTGATTTAGAAAAATTATTTTCTTTCATAACTTTAACTTGTTCTTGTATAAATGAAGTATATTTGTTTGGTAATCCCCATATAGATAACTGCTCGGGATTTCTTAAATAGCCTATGGAAACTTTAATTTTATTTCTTTTATACCAAGGAGTTCTTTTTAATTTTATTATATCATTTAAAAATAATGAAAACCTAGTTACACTGAAAATGTTATATGTAACCATTATGTCAATATCTGCGTTAGGCAACTCTTTTTTTATTTTCTCACAATTATTATACCATTTTTTGTAATCAAAACCGTGTCTGGCATACTCGGCTGCTTTACCGTGCGTATCACAACTAGTGTGTATAACTAATTTTCTTACTTTGACATTTCTTATTTCTTTTATAAATTTGTCTATGATAGTGTCAGGTACACAAAGATTTGTGTTTATTCCTAATATTAATTTTTTATTAGGTGATTCTTTTAATTTATCCAACACCTTATATGTCTGTTTACTTAATAAAGGTTCTCCGCCAGTGATTCTAAATGTGTGTAATTTTTTATATAAACTAGGCCACCATTTCCAAAATGCTTCAATATAAGGATTGTGTTCTCTATTTAATACAGAATCATATCCTTGATGATGATTAGGCCAAGGTCCAAACTGTTTTAATTCTTCTACCCACTTACTGCTGTAAGAAGGTCCACAATAACTACACTTTAAATTACAGGTGTTATCAAAACTTACTTCTAAATACTTAGGAGCACCACCATTTGCACCTTGTTTGATAATTTGGTTGTAGAATGGTCGGCTCCAACTTGTAAAACTTTTGGTTATTCTATCACTTAAATTATTCGAATCTTCCACACGCCAACAATAATCACATTCACTAGGTCTTTTCCCTTCCAACATTTTTTGTCTTTGTTTAATTTTAAAACAAGTATTGTGCAATGCACTAGGATTGTCTTTTATTTCATTTATAGGAATGCTATGGGGTAATGGATGGTGACAACTATGTGTTTTACCTGTGGCAAGGTAAATGTTTGATTGTGTCCACTTTGCTAAACAAAGAGATTTTCCTAGTTTTTTTTGATATAATTTTCTTAAATAGTTCCAAATCATTTGCTCACACTTTAGGATATTCTACAATCAAAATAAAAATTTTCTAGTTCAGGAAATGTTTTTACGAAGTCCGTTCCTCGTCTTTTATCATACTCCGTAAACCAATTATAAAAATCTCTTCTTCCTTCTGTTAATTTTTCAACGGCATAATCGGTTGATTTCATATAATCAACAACTCGTCTAAACTTTTCATATTCTAAAATACTAAATTTGTGCCTGTCCATATCATCTAAATTATTAGATATAAACTCTAAGTGTTTTTCCATATACGGAATAAATTCGTCCTTAGGAAGTATGTTCATATCATATTGTAATGGTTCTTTCAGATATGGTGTATCAAATCTAATTCTCTGCCATTTAGTTTGATCATTGCCGTTATATTTTTTACGCCAATATAAAAACTTTTCAAGTAGTTTAGTAAAATTTGTTACAGTTAATATATTAAATGTTACCATAAATGTTAATGGCATACGTGTTTTTGTCATATAAGTATCAAAGTTCTTTTCCCATAATTCCAAGTCAAGACCTGTGCGGATATATTCCGCTTGCGGTCCCCAAGTGTCCATACTTGTAAAGACCTTAAAGTCCTTGATGCAACCTTTCTCAACTAGGCTGTTAACCTTGTCAGCAAAGCGTTCTATCAGTATTGGCTTAACCCCAAAGTTGGAATTGATGTTAAGTTCGAGGTGTGGCATTGGATTCTTTTCCAGCTCATCGAACATACGCCACGTGCTCTGCTGTAGCAGAGGCTCGCCTCCGGTAATTCTTAATATTGTTAGAGTCTTTCTTAGTTCTGGCCACCACTTCCAGAACGCCTTCACGTATGGATTATCCTCTTCTTCATATACCTTGAACCAGTCAATATCATTGCGATGATTCTTAACCATCGTGTATGGTCCGAAGTCGCGGATTTCCTTGTGGTATGATGAACTGTGCTTGGGATGGCAATAGCCGCACTTGAAGTTACACTCGTTGCCAAACGAAATTTCTACATACTGCGGATTAACATCAGCCATAGGGTCTGCCTTAATTGCAGCAAATCTTTCTTCAGTATGGATACTTGCATTTCTTTCCTTCCTATCGCTTATGTAGTCCTTGCCCATACACTCAATGTTCCAACAATACTGACAGCCGCTTGGCTTCTTGCCATCAATCATCTCCTTGCGCTCGGCTTTTTTCTGTGGAGTGTTGTGCAGTTGGCTTGGATTCTCTTCAAGTCCCGGTATTGGTATTGCGTGTGGTGCAGGATGATAGCAGGAATGCGTTTCGCCTGTCTGCAAATAAATTGTGGTGTGGTGCCATTTGGCCAAGCAGAAGGTAGGCGATATCTCATCCATTATAGGAATAAATTTTTCTATCCTAGACTTGTCCTGCATCAAACTGTTCCTTTAACCATTTAAAATCATTTATTAACCTAAGAGCATCAGGATTAGCACTGTTAGCCACACCATAAACCCTACCAGCACGGGCGCCATTGATCGCATAATCGCCAAAAGGCCTGTCACGCCCATAGTCCGAGCACCACCTGCTGAGTCTTTGATCCGTTTCATCATCGTTCTGTCCTTTTATTGTTCTGCTTGCCAATTTGCAGCACTCTCTGAATGCACTCTTCCAAGTGCTAAACGCATCAGTATTAAATGCTGTAATGTTACTTACTTGTTCCATTGCACGGAAACTGTCAGAAAGGCTAGTAGTCATATCCGGAGAATTAACATCCATATCTATTGTTAATTGTCTTGGAAATAATTTAACGCCACCGTATCCGTATTCTAAATCTGTGATAGGATTTCGACTTCTCCAAACATAGACACTTTTTCTTGCATTAAAATCGTAATAAGGAATTTGCATATTAAAATTAAAATCATCTAATATCTCAGCGTCGGCGTCTACTATATAAAACAATTCGGTAGTGCAAGACTTTGCTGCTTCTATGTGTGCCTGATGGATTCCTTTTACGTCCTTTATCCATACGGCATTTGGTGCTTTCTGTAATAACTTATTGTAATTTACTTCTGCATTTGATTCAAAGTAGGAAATAAATGCAACATCAAAAAGGTTTGGACTACTTGCCACAATGTCTAGTTCTTTTTTATTTGTAAAAAATCTATAATCCCATTCCCTTTGTAAAACTTTTGCATTCTTTGGAAAAATACATATTCCGTCAAAAAATTCACCATTTCTAAATACGTGTACGTATTCACTATCCCATTTAGGAATCCTGTAATCCAGTTTAAAATCTTCTTTTAGAGTAATGTCGTCCCATACCACCCAGAAATGTTTAGTAAAGGATTTAGAACTTACATCATTAAATGTTTTTGCATTTTCCACTTTTTGCGCATTAGGAAATTTCTGCTTGAAATTATTCCAAGCATTATTATCAATATTATCCTGTCCGACAAAAAATATATCATACATATGTTTGACTGTAATATGTTGTTCCCATATTAATTGATTCGTTATATAAATCTATAACGTACCTGCTCATCTGTTTATCAAGATATGGGTAATTAAATCCTAGTGAATAATTTAATTTTTCACCTAAATTTTTGATTTCTTCTACTATTGCATCTTGTTTATTTTCTAAATGCTTAACGTGTATGTCGTATTCTTCTCGTAGCATTTCAAAATCTCTTACTCTCACGTGATCCCAATCAGTACAATTAGTTAGATAATTTCCTTGTCTGGCACCTAGTATTGCATAAAGACCGTTTTCTATGTGGCTTCCAACTGTGCTCCACATTCTTAATCTGTGTAAATTATGCCACCAAACTCTATTTGATATTTCCTGTGATGGAACCTTTACTCCGCCGTCGAGAGTCATTTTGACACCTTCGCGAAATCCCGCTCTCCAGGCCATAAAAGGACTGTGATTTATAATAGTATCACTGTAAGTCTTTGGAAAGTTTCTATATCCGTCTTCCCAACAAAAGTCTACCTGTGCTCTTTCGCTATCTGCATTTTCGTGTGTTTTCATATTGAGAACGTGATCTCTATTCCACAATTTTAGACCACCGTTGCCATAGCGCAGGCCATTTACATTATTGCGGCCGCACCAACTATAGGCACGTATGTCTGGGTTGTCCATATCTATTTCAATATCAAAGAACTCCGGATACACAATGTTATCTGCATCAACAGTTAACACCCAATCAGTTTCACTCTGTTCGGCTGCTGCTTTGTGTGCGTGGTCTGATCCTTTTACTCCGTGTATGCGTTTTGCCCACGGTACCTTGTTACACAGGTCAGCATAGTGTAGATCAGCATTAGGCTCATCATAACTAAGAAAGAATACATCAAACTCTACTACCTTTTTCATTTTTCCTCGATCACATATTTCTTAAACAAGCGTCTCGTGTATACACTAAACTGTTCAGGACAATCTACATTAGAAAATACTTTAGGATTTTTTTGTAGATCTGAAACTTTTGCTTCTAAGATATTATGAGTGATATGAGGATCGTTGTAATTTGTTATTAGAAAAGTAAGTATTGTATCTCCATCCCAAAATAATTTTCTTTTTACAAAATTCTTGTTTTCTTTTTTAGTTCCACCTAGTTCTTCTGATAATTCAATTTTTATTTCTTTTAACTTTTTATCAAAGGTAATGTAGATGTCGTGATTTTTTTCTTCAGTCCATTGTTTTGAAATTACTCTATGAAGGACATCGTCAATCTTAAAGAGATTTTTTACTTCTGTAATTTCTAGTTTACCATTAGTTGCATCAACATAACAATTAGAAATGTTTATTTCACCATTAAGTATTGCTTTTGCAGTTTCTTCCTCAAGATCTATTGTATGTTTGTATTTTTTATTATCAATAGAAAAATCAGGACCTACTAGTTTTACTATTCCTGTTTCTATATCAAATGCAGCCTGATACTTAATCTTGGGAGGCGTATGATTTTTTATCCATTCATCGAAGTCAGGTAGTTTTATTTTTTCTTCCACGCTATTTCCTCCAATGTATTAATTGTTTCAAGTGTAATTTTGTCTTTCTCTACGTAGTGTACAATATCGTGTTGTTGATAATTTCCTATTTTCAACTTGGCATTTCTGTCAAAATAAAAGCCTACGTGATCCGATGCAACATCAGCAGCATATGGCCAATTCTGTATCATACCCTTGAAGTGTACAACTCTAGGAAACTCTAATTTGTATGCTACTTCATCAGTAATATCTAATATTTTTGCTGCTAGAGCAAATGCTTCGTCTGTTCCAACCACTTTAGGTTTGTATTTTGTTAGAAAACTGTTTGAAAATTCAACTGGGTTGTTTATAATTTCTCGTTGAAGGTCAAAGAATTCTTTTGCTAATGGGCTATTTTTAACAAAAAATGTATAAAAGGAATATAAATTAGGCAATTCGTTTGCTGTAAAACATTTTCTGTAATAATTATTGGTTACTTCCTCGCCTCTGTAGGTATAAGATTTATTGGCAATGTATAATTCAGAATTTTCTATAAAATAATCAATCCAATGACTGTAATCTCTAAGGAATAGCATATCAGCATCAAGACATACTGTGTGGTCAAAAGGACTAAGTTGATCCATATACGATCTTCCGTCCCATCCTTTTTTATTATTCCAGGTAATTACGTGATCGAAAACCCAGGTACTGTTATAGTCCTTGATATATTCAGGATCGTCTATTACTAGTGCAACTTGATCATATCCTGGTTTTTGAGTGTTCTTAATACTTAAAGCAAGTGCATATGCAAGTCTAGAATAATTGTGCTTATTATTTTCGTTAACAACGATTAGATATCCAAAATTCATACTAACTCCATAAGTTTATCAAAGTTTCTTGATATACTCTGTTTATTCATTATATGCACATCCTTGTCTTTTACAGTGGTAATACAATATTGATCATTCATTGTAGGTGTTATAAGAAATGTAAATTTGTTAGCATCAACATCATACAGCATATCCTTATCAGTTACTGAAAAAATAGGAGGTAATGAATATTCTGCATCTTGTTCAAACCCATACATAATGTGCCTTGCCACGCTAAAAGCGATATCATTTCTAAACATTAAAGGATTGAATCTATATACATCTGCAAAATGTCTATAATTATCTTTTATGTGCTGAACCAGTTCAAAGAAAATTTTAGTTGACTGTGTTTTTTTAAACATAACTGTTGTTGCCCAAAGCATTTTTACACCAGTATCACTTATGTATCTATCAAGATATCCTGTTCTTGATTCTCCAACAATATCATTATAACCACTTCCAATTAACAAATCAGCATCCACTTGCCAGTATTTTGAAAGGTTATCCGAAAGAACAAAATAATCGCTGTCAATTAATAGAGTGTGTTCATAAGGAGTAATTTCCCATACACTACTTCTATTACCATTATTAAATGGTGCAACAAAATTTTCTTTTCCATCAAAAAATTTACGATTATTATTTTCTTGAGGCCTATTAACTATAATAATATGATCAAATATCTCGCTGGCTTTATCAAATATATTTGATTCTCTCATCCATTCTACAGTCGAAGGGTCTGTTGCCAAACTAACTGGCACTCCTAGATTCTTTTTAGCAAGGCTTCCTGTCACTAATGACATTCTTGCATAATCTATCTGCCTGTTGTTGTGTGCAAATATTAGGATACCTTTTTTCATATTATGCGTCTATTAGTTTTTCTATTGACCGGCTTTTTTTGAGTTCCTGATTTTCCTCAAAATATTCCAAAGTTGTTGAGAAATATCTATCAAATATTTCATCCTTAAATTCATTCAATTTATCAATCAGAACAGGGTTTTCATTAATGTCAAGAATTACTACACCTTCTGTTCTTCCTTGATCAATCAACATTTGAACAAAGTTAAGGAGACCACGGTCTATCTTGAAGATTCCGCCATTAAACCCGTAGGTTAATTTTGCATCTATTTTTTCCTTTAGATTCTTTCTCTGTATAGAATAAGTTTGTCTAAAATTGGAAAAGTCTAGTGCTTTTTTGAATTCTTCCTGCATTTTACCTCCTAATTAAGTGTGCATATTATTTATTATGCTAGGAGTGGTGGAAGAAAATTTTTAGGCTGGT